AGTTGCTGTTACTTTAATTAATTCAGCACCGTTAGTATCATTAATACTAGTACCAATTTTACCAGTATTGATAAGAGGCGATGTTAATGTTTTATTAGTTAATGTTTGTGTATGTGCTTGGAATACAAATGTATCACCACCTGCTAATAAAGGTAATGTAACAGTTCTATTTGCAGATAATTCACTTACACCAAATATATATTTATGATCAGCTGATGTATCATTAATCTGTGGTGCTGAAAAAATAGGTGATGTAAATGTTTTATTAGTAATAGTCTGAGTTGCAGTATTAGATATTATCTCAGTACCAGCTGTAGGTAATGCTAATGTTACATCGGCGGATGGGTTACCAGCTGTTAATGTTGTTTCATGATCATCAACACTAGTACCTTCAAAGACAACACCCTGATCTGTAAAACTAATACCAGCACTTAACTCACCAGAGTCACCACCGAGCACTTGGTACAGCTCAGCAAAGTTTTGGTTAATCTTTAAACCAGCAACACGTAATGTATCACCAGTTCCGTCATTAGCGGCTGTGCCTCGGGCTATATCTTGTCTTGCCATTTTAATCTCTATCCAAATCTATTATCTTTATTTATAAGGGTTAGGCTGAGTCTGAGTCATACCAAATGTAATTAACTTCGTCGAATGTATCTAATTCTGTAGACATTCTTGGTGCATATGGATCACCAATTGCTGAATCTTCATCGAATGTTGGTGAGTTAGTACCAACCCATTCTTCGATAGTATCGTAGTTTCTACCAATCTCTTCAATTGTATAGTTAGTATATTCTTCAACTTGTGTATTAACATTTACACGTACTTCACTATCTAAGAATACACCACGTGGTCTGAGTCCAGTAATATCTAACTGAGCAGTAATACTTGTTGTAGCAACACCTTCAAATACTGGATTCAAGTTATCAGCAAGTATTGCATCAGGCATAACTAAAAGATCATTAACATTCTCACTTACTATCTGAACTTCTCCACCAATGTACATACCCGCTGGGTGTACAAATAGTTTATATGCTTCTTTCCATTCACTAATAGGAATAGGTGCTTTAACCAATAGAGCATACTTCTGATATAGTTTATCATCAATAAGATACTTGAGTGACTCTGGTCCTATAAGTGATGTGGTTTCACCTATGTTAAAAATGTTTTCTTTTGTATATACAACATCTGGAGAGATACTAAAGAATGATCTAAAGAATTGTTCAATAGAAAAGAGTGTACCCTTTGATCTATATAGTGTGTTAGAATACTTAGCAGCTGATCTTTTATTCTGAAAGCCTTCAAAGTATTGTTGACCTAAGAGTAACTCATCTTCTATAAAAGAAAGATTTGAAAGATCAGTTGCTGTAATGTCTCTATTTAAAAATAAATCGTGTATTAGTCTTGAAGGAGCTTCACTACTATTATCCCACTCATAGTAAGCTTCAAGAAAGCTAACAAGCTTAGGATACTCTTCAAGAAAATATGCAGGTAGAACCTCACGTACAGAATGATAATCATGTACTGATAGATTACGTCTGTTATTATCTTTTAATGTTTTATCTTGTGACATATATTTCTAAGTGGTTGTAACCACAACTCCAGTAGCAAAAGATGGACCGCTATCATATTCAAGGATATCATTTCTAATTGGACTAATAGCCGATTGGTTAGCTGGAACAGCACTTACTTTAATAAATGCATCACCACCTATAATAGATTGTAGTCTTAATCCAATAATACTTATAACACCAGTTGCTGAGTTATATGATCCGATGTTATCAGCTTCCACTGATTGTTCACCAAGTGTAACAACTTCGAGTTTATTAGAACTTAGTTTATTTCTGATGATACAAGTTTTACCATTAAACTGGAATGGTGTTGTTTTAATAATATAGTTTACATCATCTGGTTCAGCAAGTCCGACTGGATACCTTAGTGTATGATCTTGAAGTAAATCTGTTGTAGGAGTAAACCTACGCTGAACTTTAATATTAGCACGTGATGATAGAACCGATGTATTAACTTCATCTACATTATTTAATAGATTTGATCTACGGAATGATTGGTTAAATTTACCAATATTAGTAGTAAAGTAATTATTAATTTCTGTTTGTACATTATCTTGTACAGTATTAAGAGATAGTGAACCAAGTTTAGGATTAAACTGGAAGAATATTTCTGTCTCAATAAATGTGGTAACAGGATCTTCAAACTTAATATCAAAGCCAACAACCGATAACTGTTTAGATAGATCAGTAATAGCATCCTTAGTAGTTGTAATAGTATCTGCTGTTACATCTGAATTGAAAACAATAGATAAGAATACAACTCCAAATTCTGGTAAGAGTGCTTCTTCACCACCAAATGCTTGTATATCTTTAATCAGTGTACCAAAGTTAGATAGAACTAATGTAGAGTAATCAACTGCAGTAACCATTCTATTCTGTGTAGCATATTGGAATGGAGCGTTCTTACGAATAGAAGCCATTGTTTCTTCTTCAGCACCACCAATGGAATTGATCACAGTAACTGGTGTTACATTATAGTCTTCACCTAATATAGAGATTTTAGAGTTTGCTGTAAATGAACTAGCTCCGTTAGCAACAGAACCATTAACTTTTAAATACTCTATAACAATTTTATTACCAGCTTCTGGTGCTGTACCGAGTGTAATACCATCTCCGAATGTTATCTCATAGAAACCATTTGGTGCTTCTTTCATAATATATAATCGAGTGTTAGCATTAATTGTAGTTGATTTACTGATGTTAATATATGAAGTAAATGCTGTATCACTTGCTGATTGATATACTTTAACAACCGCAGTTTCCATATCTATGTCTTTATCAGGGATAACATATACATCATCTACACTATCTGGTCCGACAAAGAATGTTTTTGTTTTAGCAACACCTTCTTTGATTCCAATGTTAGCTGAACCAGATGGAGTTAAGTATGAATAGTATCCGTAACCATTATCTGTAGCACTTACTGTCTCTGTAGTCTGAAACGTATATGTTACATCATCTACTGAAGCAGTAAACTTAGTACCACTAGCCAAAGATAGTGTTGAAGGTCTACCTGATAAATCACCAGTGTTAGTTGATAGTGTTACAGTACCCATTGAAGCAGTCTTAGATTTTGGAATATAACCAATACCTTCTGCTAATGATACTAGTGAACTTCTTAATTGTGCTGTAGAAAGATATGATTCATTCAAAGCAAAGTTAGCAATCAATCCATTATAGTGTGTGTTTACAGCAAGAACATCAAGAATATTTGATAAACCAGATGCTTCAAAGTTGTAGTCAGCAAACTCACTCTTAGCTGCAAGTGCTGTTTTTAGATTGTTCTTGATTGTATTGAAGTCAAGTTCTGTTGATTTAATTGTTGTAGCCATATTATCTTAACCTCGAAACGATGGTATTGAGTGTAACTGTTTCTTCCGTACTTACTACCTTAAAGGTAACTGTTACAGAAAGTGAATTATTATCTGGTTGTAAATTTACATCTACGTTTAATACTTCGGCACGTGGCTCATAAACATAGATAGCATTTCTAATATTTTGTTTTACGATGCGTGATGTTCTATTATCAGCTAGTTCAAAGAATAAAGATGTTATATCTGCACCAAAGTCTGACTCGAATGGTTTCTCTAATCTACCAGTTGCAACTATATTCTTTACTGATTGTTTTACAGCAGCTGCATCTTTTTTCTTATATACATCACCACTCGGACGCTTTGCAAATGATAAGTCTATATCTAAATAGTTGCGCTTACGAGATGTAACCACACTAGACGTATTTAGATCCTTATCCTCTATTGAAAGTATTCGAGCCATTCTTTATCCTTAAACCTATTGCTTTTATTTATAAGAGTTTTATCGAGGACTAAAGGTAGTATTAGCAGGATTTGGTTCTAATTCTACTAAACTATCCGTTGATTGTAAACCATTATTAAATTTAGTCTGTACTAATCTTTTAAATGTAACTGCTTCTGGTTTAGTCACTATTGGTGTTTCAATAATGATCTGAACATTCATAGAACCATCAGGATTAAATGTATCATAGTCTAATGTAAGTTTATCAAATAAACCTATCTCTGCTATATCACAAGCTAAATCAAATGTTACTTCTGGATCCATCTTACCATCTGGACCATATAGTTCATATACTACAGCTCTACCTTTGTTTCTTAGATCAAGTAGACCATCTGTTGTAAGTATCTCTGTTTGAAGCCCAGCGGCACCACCTTTACCATATAGTTCTTTAGCATAGAAACCTTCTACAGCTTTAAGTTTATAATCAGAAAACTTACCAGATGTACCCATAGCATGTTTAGTAATATGAGTCTGAACAAGATAGTTCTTAGCAATCTGTTTCTTATCAGCTAACGATAGTGATTTAAAAGAACCAGCATCATTAGCACCAATAAATCTTGCCATGGTTATTGGTTTATTTAATACAGTATTAGAAGTAATATCAGTTAAAGCATTTATTTCACCAAACTTCTGATCAGTAAGTGAGAATATTTTCTTCTTACTATCTACAATAAATGTCTTAGTTGCTCTCTCAATACCAGCATTACCTAATTTAGATGTTCCTCTTTGTGCAGTACCACTAGCTTTTCTTACTCTACCATATCCACCTGGCGGTGTTGTAGAAGTGTACTGTTCATTTAGTTTACCTGCTCCTAATTGAATAGCAGCAAAGTCTACATCATTAAGATATGAAGGATCCCTTAACTTTGATCTCACATCAACAGTATCTAATGCTCTGATTCTTAATGAGTTATATAAGAAGTTATCCACATCAACTTTAACAGTCTTTACACCTATTTCTGATTTAGTAAGAACATCTGATAGAACACCAGATGCAGCAGTGTATACAGGTGGCTGTGCTGTATCATCTGCAGTAAATCCTTGAGCAGAACCTGTATTACCAGCTGAGCCTGGGTCAGTATCTGGATCCGAATAGTTCTGAGAATTCGTTACATCTGCTGTAATAGATCGAACTGCAGTACCTTGTAAATCTCCCCAGAATGCAGGTGCTGTTACACCTTCACTAAAGTGTGCTCCTTGACCATGATGTCTTACTTCTACACCACCGAATGTACCAGTATCAGCCCATATATATGCTTCAAGTGCTTGTATGTTCATCTTAGGTGATGATTGTATTATTCTTGTCTCTGCAGTAAGTTCCATCTTAGATGAACCAGCGATAATGATATCACCTTCTGTAGCTTGCTTGTTAGTACCTCTAATAGCCGTAGTAACATTACCAAGATGTGTACTTACTGATTCTCCAGCAACTACTTTACTATCATTACCAGATACATTAGAGCCTTTATTACCAAATACCTTTGATCTGCTATTGCCCTCAATGTTTTCTTTCTTATCACCTTTAGTATTAACTTCGTAGTTATCACAATTGACTTTAAAATCACCCTTAACATTAATAGTAAGATCACCTTCATATGTAAGTTGACCATTACCTTCTACTATAACAGTCTGATCACCGTGAGTAACTTCTACTTTGTTATCTGTTGCTAGTACAACTACAGTACCATCTGGTCTTAATTCTATACCAGAGCCACTATTATGTTTAATAAGAATACGTTCGCCACCTGGTGTATCATTAAACTCAAATACGTGACCAGAAACTGTTTCTTTTACATCAGCATATGGGTATTGTGTAGATGTAAGCGGCGGCATATTCACATCAGCACCTAATGGTAGTTGATGTGTTTTACCTGATCTAACAGATTCGTTTATACTAGATAAGTTTTCATATTCTTTTCTTGGAAACTCTTTATTAGGATCAGAAAAGCCATTAACAGTAGTACCTTGAGTATCTACAAACCCACTACCGAACCTTTGTACTCTATCTTTTAAATCATCTCTTTCGGTTGTCATACTATTATTCCTGCATTAATCTGTTCTGTTGTAAGAGGACCAGATGCCTTAGCATCTACTATCATATTTGTTTTATTAAAGTTAGCACTTACATATTCTGGTACATCAAACCCAGGATCCACTTTACCTTTATCTGATGTATCGTTATGACCTAGTGCTTGTCCAGAAGGCCATACCTCATAGAATGCTCCCACAAACTTCTTAAAAGAATCCATCTGTACGGCTGTTAAACTATCTGCACTAATGTATCTATTAGGGTTAGGAGTACCTGTTGGACAGTTATAACCACCAGCCATAGAAACACCTATAGACTTATCATTATGACCATATGCGGCTGAGTGAGCACCTTTTCTATCAATAGGTCTACCTCTTTGTATTCTTCCGTCACGTCTAATTATATAGTGATAACCACAGCCAGACCATCCATTAGCCAAATGCCATGCGTGTACTTCTGGTGATCCTATGTCTTGATTAGTATATGAACCAGTCCAGTGTGCTATAAACTCAGTGATTTCTCTATTACTATTTCTAAACTCAGCAACCAATTCTTCTTTTGAATCTACATATGTGAATAGATCAGATGATATAGGTGTATCTTTACCTTTCCAACCATTATTATTTGAGCCAATAACGTATGAATTACCTGTCTTTTTACCTATTGATTTATTATCATTAAATTCAACAGTATCATTTGGGTTGATAAGGATCTGATTTACCTTTTCTTCAATGTCTGCATACTCTTTTGACGACTGACTTGCTATTAGTTTGGTTGCTTTTTCCCTATCGTCAGTCTCAATAAGATTAACAACTTCCTCTTTATCTACATTTGTACCATTGATTAAATCATCTAATACTATATCAGTATTGGTATCAAGTTTACGTGTTACATTAGATAGTAGTGTACCACCTGTAAAACCAAGTATGTTTGAAAAGTTACTCTTATATGCAGCAATAGATGCACTGAGACCAGTAGCTGAACCAATCTTTTCTTCTATTGTCTTTTCTATTGTAGATACACTCTGCTTACCATTTGGTGCAGCAATACTTGATAGTATAGCATCTGGTACTTTTTCATTAGTTACATTCTTTAATGCTCTTGATATAGCTTCAGGAGAACCAGTGCTGATTATAAGTTTTAACTCACCATTTGCAAGTGTTTCACCAATAGCACTATTGATCTCTGATATTCTTGCACTTGATAGATTACCAATCAGTTTGTCTTCTAATCCTGGCACCTTACCAGTGATTTCTACTATAGAATCAACGGCTGCTACAGCTTGTGATAAAGGATGATCACTACCACTTAATGGTACAATACCAGATACGGCAACACCAACATCTTTAAGACCAGTCTCTAGTTGACAAGATGTCTGTCCTACTACTTGTGTTTTTTTATCTAAAACTTGATCTAAGTTAGAGTTACTGTTTAAAGTATTCAGCTGGCTATTTAAAACATTAATATTAATTGCCATTATAATTCTCCAAAACTCTTTTAGCGTTATCTATTCTTGCTGGCTTATCTGCTCTAGCCGCATCAGGTCTCTCATACTTATCACAAAAATATTCAGTTGCTACTTTAATATTAGTTAATGTCTTAAACTTAGCATATCCTAAGTATCTATTTTTAGTAAAGTCATGTATAAAGAAAGCTAATTGTGTTCCTAAGTCTTCTATATCAAGAAACCTTTCATCAGCAAACTGTTCTAACTCTTGTTTACGACCAGCTGCTGGATTCCATTGAGCTATACCATATGATTCTTCCCCAGGCACTTCGGATATTCTCTTTGGATTCATACCTGATTCGTGTATAAAGTTACCTATGATAGCTGCTGCTTGTATAGGACTAAAGCTATGAGAGATAAGAAAGTTAAATGCTTTCTCCGCATTACTCTCACCTACTAGTGCTATAGTGGATATAGTATCTTTTATATCTCTATTTGATTCTGTTCTTACTGTAGAATCATTTTCAAATCCATTATTTGTTCTTTCACCTGACTCAAATCTAGGAGTTGAACCAAGAACAAGAGGTACTTGAGACTGAATACCATCCATGAATATACCAAATACTTGTGCCCCCGGCTTAATACCAAGTGATCTACCTAGACCAGATACACCATCCTCTGTAGTAGGTGTTACAACTTGAGCCCAAGGGAGTGATCTTTCTGGTACTTCATTCACATCACC